GGCTGCTGGTTTCCCCACAAATGGATTTGTTTACAGAGCTGCTTCAAAGCAGTACTCGCAATCAAGCCACATCGGGGATTTATATGTCGGTTGGAAAATACCGAGTGGCGTTAATCTTACCACAGGCATTTTGAGTGCACCCCTTACTGCCGGACAACGGCTTGAATGGGCTGTGAACGGAACGCCGATGGAGGAGATTTACTTCGACACCGAAGGTTCAAGCGGCAAGTGCATTGAGCGCATGGTCGCGCTGATGAAAGAAGATTTTGGTACTACTTTCACGGCGAAAAAGATTGACGCAACAACCATAACGCTTTACGGCGCGGCTGTGAATGTTGTGGCGACAGTTACCGGCACAGGAAGCCCTGCGGTAACAATGGCTTTCACATCAAAAGTAATTCCTGCCGATCCGGATTGGACAGTTGCGCTCTCAAAAATCAAAGAGCAGAACAATGATTGGTACGCGATTGCCGTCTCTGCGCGACAGATGCTCAACCAACAGGACATCGTGCAATGGATTCAATCAAACAAGAAACTCGGCTGTCTGTGCAGCGGTGATGATCTTATTCCGAATGAGGAGACAGGCGACATCGCGGCATACGCAAAACTCAACAACATTGAGCGCGTGTTCGTTTTCTATCACCCTGACGCAAAACTCGCTGATCCTGCCGTGGATAAAGTTTCCGACACAGACCCGATACCGGAAGTTGCCTATTTTGGAAAAATGCTTTCCAAACAACCCGGCTCGGCTTCGTGGAAGTTTAAGGAATTGCAAGCCGTACCGACTTACGAACTTTCACAGGGACAGGTATCCAATGTTGAGAAGAAGAACGCCACATGGTATATGACCACCGCCGATGTTCCGATGACAAGTAACGGTCAGGTCGCGGCAGGAGAATTCATTGACGTTATTCATGGCATTGACTGGCTCGAAGCGCGGATTCAAAACCTTGTCTTTACCGCTTTGGTCAATGTGGACAAAGTACCGTTCACAGATACCGGCGTTCAGATGGTTGTATCTCCGCTTAAATCTGCTTTGGAAGAAGCGGTCAAACACGGCATTCTCGCGTCTTATGAGATTGATTATCCTGCGGTTGCGGAAGTTTCAATTACCGATAAAGGTAAGCGTTTCCTGCCGGATATTAAATTCACCGCAGTACTGGCAGGAGCTATCCACAGTACAAAAATCAACGGCGTGGTAACGCTGTAATAGGAGGATAAAAATATGCCAGCGAATCCTTTAGTAATGACTTACGATGCAAAAAAAGTCATCGTTGCTTTGGGTGGTGTTCCTATCGGCGGTTACGCTGACGGTTCATTCGTGAAAGTTACAGCTAACAGCGAGAGATGGACGCGGAAGGTCGGCGCAGACGGAGAAGTAAATCGCTCAAGGTCAAATGACAACACGAGTACGGTTGATCTTACTCTCCTGCAAACTAGCCTTTCCAATGCCTATCTTACTACTGTTGAAAAAGCAGACGCTTTGACAGGTCTTGGTATGCTTCCCTTGCTTATAACAGACACGAACACCGGAAAATCAAGGTTCTGGCCGCAAGCGTGGATTGTTAAAACGCCAGACGATGAAAGGGCAAAAGAAACAACCGACATCGCGTGGACGATTCACACAGGGCAGGAAGCCGCTTAGTTAATCAAATTGCCTTGCCGGAGGCAATTAATTTTTTATAAAAGAGGAAAAAACTATGGAAAACAAAGCAAAGACAATCGAAATTGACGGCGTATCCTTTCAGGTTGCGCCGTTCATGGCTGTAGAGGGCTTGCGCCTGAAAGCGCACCTTGTCTGCACCTTCGGCCCGGCAATCGGAGAGTTACTAGGCGGCATTGATGGGAACAAGGTTAAAAGCGTTCTCGACATGAATCCGTCAAGCGTTTCATTCTCAAACGGATTGGAAAAATTATTTCAGAAGTTAGATGAAGACAGTTTCATCACACTTTTGAAGCGTCTGTTTGCAAACGTAATAGCGAATTGGACGGAAGAAGGAAAACCCCGAAGTATCGCTTTTGGAACTGATTTTGATACCGCTATGCAACTGGTTTTTCTTGGAAAATTATTTTCAATTTATGAACTTATTGTATTCGTTCTCAAGGTGAACTATCCAGATTTTTTCTCCAAAGTGGTAAGCGGTATTGGCAAGAGAATACAGCAAACCCTTACCTCATCGCAGGGAGAAAAGACACAGCAAAGCGAATTGAATCCATCGGAGACATCGGGAAGTTAAGTCAAGAATTAGATGATGAATTTCCAATATGGCGAATTTGGTATGAAAAAAGCGGCATACCGTTACGAGAAATACAAGAGCAATGGACTTACGATGAAGTAATAAGAGCAAACGCCGTATTGGATATGTTTTCCGCTATTGAAACTGCAAGAGAGGCTTATGATAAAGCGGAATTGGAAAAGATAAGGGACGAAGCCAAAGCAAAAGGCAGGGTGTAGGTGGCAATAATCCGTGAACTGGTAACTTTGTTGGGTTACAAAGTTGATGATACTGGACGTGATCAATACAACAAAGGAATAGACCAGACAAAACAGAAACAGCAATCTCTCACCGGCGCATTCTTGAAAGCGAATATCATAATGGGTGTCGCTAACAAGGCATTGGGCGCGGCTTTTGGTTTTGTAAGGGATAGTGTAATCGGCGCAACCGCAGAAACCGAGCGTTACCGTGTCGCGCTCGGTACGATGATGGGTGATCAAGAAAAAGCAAATAAAATAATTCACGATCTCGATTACGGCGAAGGCTTATTTGAAGGAGTAAGGCTTTCCGACTTCTATGGTACTGCCGCTGCCATCGGCGGTTTGCAGAACATGGTTACTTTTGGCATGGAAGCAGAAAAAGCAGGAGACGTGCTGGCGCGGTTAGGTGATATAGCGCAGGGAGATTCCGATGCCTTTTCTTCAATGTCAAATGCTATGGGACAAGTATTTGCCAAAGGAAAAGCTGATTCAGTACAACTTAAACAATTTGCGGCAAGAGGTTTTGATGTTGTTGGAGAGGTGGCGAAGCAGACAGGAAAATCACGGGAAGAAATACAAAAAACTGGTGTTTCCTATGAACAAACCGCTGCGGCATTGAAAGCATTAACAGACGAAGGTGGAAAGTATCATGGAATGCTCTCCAAACAAATGAATACTCTTGGCGGTATATTAAAACAGTTTGCAAGTCTTAAAGCGGCAATGGCAGAAGCCATCGGCTTTGGAATAAATGATGATTTGAAGGATATGCTCAAGTATATTCTTCAAATAGTCAGAGCCGGGCAGGAAGCGTTTGTTGGGAAGTTTGTCAGTTTCTTAAAAGAAGTTATACATTGGATTTTTCAAGTAATTATTATGTGGGAAGTCTTAGGATATAGGCTTGAGGATTTGGGCGCGTTTGAAGTAGTAAAATCATTTTTTCAAGATTTGAAACATCTTGCCGGTTATGTTTTGACGGCGGTAATGAATTTAGTTGTTGCTCTTGGCAAAGCATTTATTGAGGGGTTCAAAACCGCATACGCATTTATAAGACCAATTCTAAATGAGTTGGGGCCGTTGATTCAGAAGGTGGCAAACTTTGCGGTAAAGGGTATCGGTGGACTGATTCCAATTATTCAAATGTTAAGACCACCGCTGGCGGTTATAGGTTCTGTGCTTGGAGTAATTATAAAAGGGCTTGGTGGCATCATTGATTTTTTAAGCCCTCTCGCGCCGATTATTGTTGGCATTATAGCAATCATAAAAATATGGACAATAGTGCAATGGCTTTTGAATGCGGCAATGGCGGCGAATCCGATCACATTAATTGTCATCGCTGTAGTGGCAGCGGTCGCGCTGATTGTCGGTCTTGTAATGGTTGTAATTAAGAACTGGTCAAAGATAGCAGACTTTTTTATATGGCTCGGCGGTGTTATCGCTGACGCTTTCCTTTTTGTTTTTAGAAAAATCGGACAGTTCTTTGTTTTCCTCGCAGACAAAATAAAGCAGATATGGAACGGCATAGTAGGATTTTTCAAAAAGTGGGGAGAGATTATTCTGCAAGTTCTTGCAGTAATTATATTTGGAATACCTGGCTTAATCGCTGTCGCAGTTTATCAAATAATAAAACATTGGGACGTTATCGGCCCGAAAGTAAAAGCGGTTTGGGATTGGATATGTCAAAAAATAAGTGATGCTATTGAATTTATAAAAAATATATTTGCCAGTATCGGAGAATTCTTTTCTGGTGTATGGGATGGCGTGAAAAAAATTGCCGGTAAAGCATGGACTGGAATTAAAAACATTGCCGGAAAAGCTGTTGATAACATGAAAAAGAGTTGGGGTGGATTTACTGACTGGTATAAAAATAAAACCGCACAGCAGAGAGAAGTAACAGTTAAGGTATGGAGTGGAATAAAGGATTGGTTCTCCGGCTTATGGACTGGAATTATAAAGACAGCAGGTTCTATTTGGGAAGGAATAAAATCTGTATTCTCCGGAGTAATTAATTCCATAAAAAATATATGGAACGGCATTATTGGTTTCTTCTCTGGGCTATGGGAAGCAATGAAAGAAGGCCCCACCGCTGCCATAGAATATATTAAAAACGCTTTCTTAGGATTATTTTATTCCTTACAGGAAAAATTGCTCGGCTTCGTCAACAAAATAAAGGACGCATGGAATGGCATTAAAGGATTTTTCGGCGGCATGGTGGAGGGTGTAGGAAACTTCTTCACAGGTGGCAGTAGTCAACCGCAACCAGCCTATGCCGGTGCAACGCAGACCGCCGTGGCGAACAGGGTTGGGCAGACATCGAGTTACGCTTATAACAACGCTCGCGGCGGTGATACAAATGTAAATGCTAACACTTCAATAAATGTGAATGTTCCGTCTGGGACATCAAAGGAACAAAGCGAGGCAATAGCGCGGCAGATAGACGCTCAATTCAATGCAAAACTTTCCGGTTCTATAAACAGTAGCAGAGCAAATATCCCTAGTCCAGAGGTAAGGAGGAATTAATATGTCAGAAGTTGCTTTTCAATATCAAATTCCTCAAAAAATGATTGGAACTTTTGCTGTTGACGCTTTTATATCAGAGCATTATCAATTCTCAAACTCGGTTACAGATATTCCTGTCGAAGAAGGTAGTAATATAGCAGATAACATTATTGAAAATCAAGACGTAATATCCGTTGAGGCTTTTATAGGAAACGCCGCGTTTGAAGTTATTACTATAGATGGAAATACCGTTTCAAGTTTACAAGCACCGGATAGAATGGCACGAATAAGGCAATCCTATCAAGAGTTAAAAAAAATAACAAAATCAAAACAGCCGCTTGATGTTGTTCTTGGGCTGGAAACTTTTACGAACATGGTTATTACGGCGTTTGATATTGACCGTGATGTTGAAACCGGCGCGAACCTTCCGTTCACAATGGAGTTCAAAAAATTAAAGGTAGTTAAATCCGATACCACAAATATTAACGCTTCCGGCAGTAGTGGAGGCGCAGGAGGAGACACCGCAGGAACAACCAACGCCGGAACATCGGGTTCGGAACAACCGAAGGACAGTATTGCTAAAGAGGAGTGGCGCAGGCAAATCCGCGCTGGCGGCCCGGCGACACAGGCAGATTATCAAAGGAAATTTGGAGTGCCTTATCCACAATGACAAACTTTAATTTTATTATTTTACCAGAATTTAGTGCCACTACTCCGCGCTGGAATGTTCAAATAGACCTTTCTGGCGTTAGGTATAAATTAAATGTGAGTTGGAACTCTTTACTTGAGGGGTGGATACTTTCTATTTCCGACACAAGGGATAATTTAATTCTCGGCGGTATCCGGCTCTCCGTTGGTTCATACCTGTTGAGAAAATACCGCGCTTCATGCTCTCGGCTTCCTCCGGGAGAGTTCTGGTTACTCGATACTACTGGCAATTATGAAACCGCAGAATTAACGCGAGATAATTTTAATACTCGTTTCAAACTTTGTTATGGAACATGGGAGGACTAGGCTATGGCATTCATGCGAAGTGTTGAAGTAGTTATAGGCCCCAAAGGTGGTGAAGGTGTTAAAATTAATGGTCTTAAAATCGCTTTCGATATTGAGAAAACGGACAAGCCGGAATCGAATTCAGCAAAAATTGAAATATACAATTTGAGCAAAGAAACACATGATAAAATCTGCGTTGCAGGAAACCATTGCACATTAAAAGCCGGTTACTCCGATGAAACTATTGCCGCAGTTCTTTTTGGTGATGTCGTCAGAGGCATACGGAAAAAGACCGAAACGGATTATATAACAGAGATTGAAGTTAAAGACGGTCGTGTTGCTGTAATGGCTGGTCAAGTCTCGGTTTCTTATGCCACGGATACAGACGCTCTTACAATAGTGCAGGATATGATAGACGCGATAGGGCTTCCGTCAAAAGGCACAGAACTCATACCATCGGACGCGAAGTATCCCGGCGCGTTATCGGATTGGGGACAGGCAGCGGACATACTCCGCGAGGTTCTTAATAAGTTTGATCTCCGTTACACGATACAGAACGGAATGATTTATATTCTCAAAGAAGGCGAAGCCGCAGAATCAACAGGACTTCGCTTAACGCCGGAGACAGGCTTGCTGACAATCCCACAGCCGGTATCGGACAAGACCACGGAAACGGACACGACAGCGGAAGCACCCAATAAATGGGAATTCCGCACAATGCTTTTTCCGCAGTTGATACCCGGCGCGGCCTGTAAGGTTGAATCATCTTCCATCACCACAGAGATGAAAATTATAAAGGCAAGATTGAAGGGTGATAACTGGCTCTCTGATTTTATTATCGACATTGAAGCGGAGGTACTGGCATAATGCAAGACCTTACCGATCTTATAAAAGAATTCTGCGATTACTATTTTACGAGGGTGCATACTTCTATACCCTGCGTTGTATCGGAATATAACGCAAGCACAAGACGTGCAATTTTACAGCCGTCTCTTGAACGCCGCGCCGG